GGTGCGAACCAGACGACCATCGACGCCACGCCCGCGCCTGTTGCGGACGTCGTCAAGATCGTCCCGACGCCCACGAAGCCCGACGCACCGGGCTCCGCCGACTTGCCGCCGGGAACTGTCCCGCCCGTGGCTGCAGTTTCCGCTGAGACGCCCGTCGAAGCGGCTGAAGGAACACTCACCGACACTCCGCCCGCATCTGACCCCGATACACCGAGCGCCCCCGAAATGGTGGGCGAGATCGCGTCCGAGGAAGACGGGCTCAGTTTGACCGCCGAACGCAACGCGGACGGCACCTTCAAGACCAAGCTCGACCCGACGCAGAAGTTCGACTTTGCCATCAAGGACCCCGTGACCGGGGAGAAGCGCTCGTACTCCAAGACCATCCCGGAGCTCATGCGGATGGCGAAGGACGGGATCGAGGGCCAGAAGGTCCGGTCCGAAGTCTCGTACTACCGGGAGAACGTCCCGAAATGGCAGCAGCACGTCTCGAGCGTCGAGCAGCAGTTGGCCGACCAGCAAGCGCTGAACCGCGAGCTCTTGACGGCGCCGGACGAGTTGGTGATCCAGCGTCGGGAAGAGTACCAGCGTGAGATGTCGCCGGAACGGCTCCGCGAGCGTGAGAACTCCGACCTGCGCCGCGAAGTCGAACAGATCAAGTCGCAGCACCAGCGGACGCAGCTCGCGCAGCGGCGCGATGCGTTCATGGAGACCCGTGGTATCACCAACGCCATCCGCGAAGCCGAGACAGTCCTCGGCGTCGAGGTGGTGGCCGGAAAGCTCGCCTTGGCTACGACGCCCTTGCTCGTCAACGGCGTCATCCCCGAGAAGAGTTGGCCGGTGCTCGAGCAGTACATGAAGGGCCCCTTTGCCCAATGGGTAGCGGCCCAAGCCGGACAGAAAGCAGAAACAGCCCGCAAGGCGTCTCTCGCCGCCAAGGCGACGGAACAGGCCCAGCGAACCGCGCAAACGGTCGTGAACGATTCCACCCGGACGATGATCCCCGTGGGTCGAGCCGCACCAGACGCGCCCCCCGCGCTCCCGAAACCCAAGAACAAGGCAGAGGCTGTGGATCGGATGATCCATCGCGCACTGCCCCCGACCGTCGGCGTCTGATCCGGCTGTTGGGCTAGCGAGGCTCACATGAGTGGCACAGAACACCACCTACATCACCGAGACCGAACTCACCGGTGACCTGAAGAATCTCTACTCCGACATCCGTCAGGAGCTGGTCCCGATCATCACGCCCTTGGTGGCGTCGATGCAGAAGATCGGACCCTCCGGCGGCGGTCGCGCCCAGTGGGGCGGCAACAACCTCTTCTTCGACGTCGTCACGCAGGCGGAAGTCAACTGGTCGTACTCCACGACCGGCCAGCTCCCGTACTCGACCGACGCGAATGAAGTCCAGGGCAACGTCGGCATCACGCGATTCTACGTCACGCGTCAGTTCGATAACCTGGCCATCGTCGGCACGCAGTCCAAGCAGGCCGCCTTCATCTCGCTCCGCGAGAAGATCACGCGGGCCTTCGCCCAGGCGCTGCAGCTGGGCATGGAAGAGTCCCTGAACGGCAACGCGACGGGCGTCAAGGCGGTCATAATGACCGCCGCCTCGACCACCTCGATCGTGCTCCGGAACCCCTACGGCGTCGATGGCGCCGGCCCGGGCGGACTTTGGATCAAGCCGAATATGTACATCACGGTCTACGATCCGACCGGCGCCACGAACCGCGGCACCGCCAAGATTTCGGCCGTCGGCAACGTGCTCGCGACCGCGACGGGCGTCTGCACGGCGACGCTCGCGACCGCGATCTCCAACATGGCGTCCGCCGACATCGTCGTGGCGGCCAACCTGTCGGGCGACGCGCTCAACGCGTACTGCAACGGCCTCGTCAACCTGACGAACCGCGGCGGTGGGTACACGACCCTCCACGCGATCTCGGCCGCGACGTACGGCAACTGGGACTCGCTCAAGTTCACGGCCGGTTCCCAGGTCGGCACGACCGCGCAGGAGATGGACATCTGGACGCTGTCCATCAAGCTCTTCGCGCAGTCCGGGTTCAACGCGACCATGAGTCCCAAGGACTACATGATCGTGACCACCTACGGCATCGGGAAGCAGCTGATCCAGTCGGTGCTCGGCCAGCGCACCATGCCGACGACCCCGGGCGGCAAGATCGGCCTGCCGGGCGGCTACGAGGTGGAGTCGATCCTCGGCATCCCGCTCGTCATGGACCCGTACTGCCCGCTGGGCACGCTGTACCTCCTGCACCTGCCGTCGTTGCAGTGGGTGGACGCGATGGACTGGAGCCCGGTCCAGTACGAGAACTCGGGTGCCGTGCGGTTCGTGGACGGCGCCGACGCGTTCAACACGTCGTTCAAGCAGTACTTCAACGTGATGACCCGCCAGCGCAACGCGCTCGCGTCCATCATCTCGTACACGGACGGCGAAGGCTTCAACTGGGTCCGGAGCAACGCGTAACGATGGCCACTGATCTGGACGCCGGCGGGCACTCCCGCTCGTCGGCGCGAGGATCGAGAGCGAGAACCAAGCAATGGCAAGTGCAGGAAAAGCTCCGTGGCCGTTCAACTGGAATCCGCAGCCGGACGAGTTCGGGACGCTCTTTCAGAGCATCTCGACCGCGCTCGGGACGGCGGGTCCCGCGTTGGTCGGCACGGCGACCACGAACGTGTACGTCGGTATCCCGCGCTCCAAGACGTTCTTCATTGCCGGGGCGAACCTGACGGGCGCAGTGGCGTTTGCCGGTGGCTCGACGATCACCGCGCAGCTGTTCAAGAACTCGACGGCGTTGACGGCGGCGGCGGACCTCAAGGCCGCAACATCGGGCAACAACATCGACCTCGCGATCACGGCGAGCGATCAGGACCGCGTGGTGGCACCCGGCGACACGGTGTACTTCGCGATTGCGGCAGCCACGACCATCACGACGACCGGCGACATCCGCGGCGTGCTGGAACTGTCGCTGATGAAGTGACGATGCTCTCCAGCATCAGTAGCACACTGGTGACGGCTGCGGGGGACCCGATTCCTCCGCAGTCCGTTGTCCAGCGACTCAAAGGCACTCGCTACTCCGTCCAGTGGATCGGTGGCGCGGTGAAGTGCTGGCAGTTGCGCGAACGCTGGCGGAACGGCGACCCGCGTTGGGAAATGGTGCAGACGGGGAAGATCCCGTCGAGCATGGCGTGCGACGTCCTGCAGTTGTTCCCCGAGGACTGCCCCGGGGACCAGATCGTGTCGTTCATCGAGAACTACTACGGCTCGGGCGAACGGACGATGAGCAAGGGCGAAGCGGCTATGCAAGCGGAGCGGATTGTCGATGCCGCCCGCGCGCGAAACGAGCGGAAGATGAACGAGAACATCGAGCAGGTGCACACGAACTCGGTCGAGCGGCACGAGCGCGAGTCCAGCCATGACTTGCGCGTGCGTGCGGGTGTCGAGAAGGCCCACCCGATGATCGTTGTCCCGTAGCGAGCGGCCTATGTGACCACGCGCGAAGAACTGACCGACCTGACCCGCGAACTCGCGGACGCGGTGGACTCGCCGCGCTGGTCGGACGCGAACATCCAGAAACTGCTGGGGCTCGCGCAGTGGACCGAACAGGCCGGGCTCCTGAACGCGAACCGGATGATGTACGTCCAGTCGGTGGACGTTACGCAGGACTCGGAAGGCAAGTTCGCGATTGCGGACCTGACCACGGGCTCCGGGAACGACACCAAGCATTTCTATCGCGTGCTGACGATGGCGCAGCCGAACGACGCGAGCGCCACGGCCCAGCTGTACTACCGCGAAGCGACGTACGAGCAGTACCCGAACCCGCAGCCGTCCACGTCCCTCCCCTACGTCTGGTATCAGTTCGGGGACGACATCCAGATCCTGCCGGCGTGCGCGGGCTTGGACATGCGCGTGGTCGTGAACTACCGGACAGTGCCCGTCGATCAGTTGGACGACGATGACGACGACGTGCTCTTCCCGACCGGCTACGAATCGCTGCTCGCCTATGTCGCGGGCGCGATGATGCTGGACAAGGGCGGTCAGGAAGCTGGGGCCGCGAACGTCTTGCTGGCGAACGCCGAGAGCGTGCGGCAAGCGATGCTGATGGACTTGGGCCGCCGGTCCACGATGCCGACCATCGCTCGAGCGTTTGACGATCCGCAGGCGTGGGGTGGCTGATGGCTCGCGCCCCGTCGTTCGCCGTGCAGCGGTCCCGGAGGCAAGCGCCCCCGCGTCGTCACGCGTTCGACCAGCAGTCGGACCTGTCGGGCGGGCTGAACCTGTCCGCGGACTCCTCGCAGCTCAGGCCCAACCAGGTGCGCCGAGCGACCAACGCGCGGCTGACGGTGTTCGGCGGTCTGTCGAAGCGGCTCGGCTCGCAGAACATCCATGAGGTCGCCATCGGGTCGGGCAATCCGGTCCGCGCGGGCTTCGCGTGGGTCAAGGATGACGGGACCCAGCAGCTGCTGGGGATCTCGAACGGCAAGCTGCACTACGGCACCTACGGCGTTCCGATGACATGGACCGAGGTCGCCAGCCCGACGATTGCGAGCGCGAGTGTCTATCCCTCGTTTGCGGCGTTCCGGGACGCGTCGCAGGAAGTGGTCTACATCGCCGACGGGGGGAAGCTTCTCAAGTGGGACGGCGCGACCCTGGCCCGCTCCGCCACAACGCCGGACGTGTCCTACCTCTGGACCTACAACCAGCGGCTCTACGGGTGCGTCGGCGACGATGCCATCCTGTTGGTCTCGGGGCTGAACGACGGCGACGATCTGGGCTACACGTCCGGGGAGGGCGCACAGGTCCCGATCCGCACGTTCGGGGAGAGCTCGATTGTCGGGGGCGTGGCATTGGGCGCGGCCAACCTGATCTTCCACCGGGGCGGCATCTCCCGCTGGGTGGGCGTGACCCAGGACGACATTGCGATCCAGGCGGGCACGTTGGGCGTGTCGCCGGACGTCGGAACGATCGTTCCCAAGTCCATCGTGGCGACGGAGACGGAAGTCTACTTCCTGTCCGACCGCGGATTCTACGCGGTGAACGGGTACGGCGTCCGGCGCATCTCGACGAACCTGGACCCGAACATCCTCGAGGTGTTCACCTACGCCGACAACCTGCACGCGGTCCACAACAAGTTCTATCGCGAGATCGCGTTTTATCTGCCGGACACCGGCTACTACGTCTACAACTACCAGCTGCAGGCCTGGACCGGGCCGTGGGACGTCGGGTACACGGACCCGGTGACGCACTGCGCGTTCCCTGCGAACGATGCGCAGGACGTGCCGATCGTGCTGGTGGGAACAGCGGACGGATTCGTGAAGCAGATGGACCCGTCAGACATCTACGTGGACAACGTGCTCTCCGACGGCACGGGCGGTGAGGCGATCCAG